ACCGCCTTTTTTGGATAGAGTTTGCTCTACCAAAGACCAGTCTTTAGAAAATCGTTTTCCTACTGTTAATTCATCATAAGGAAAATATAAATCAGGATCACCAGTAATTAATTTTACTCGGTATACCCAGTTAGTTCCTTCTGGAGTTGGGTCTGCAATTACTTGCACAGAATAAACTTCGTTTTTCTCACCAACAATTACATTCTCATCTGAGAACCATTGTTCAGGAAAAACTAATTCAAATTCTGTAAAATTTAGTCCAGCAGTACTAGCTGCTGTAACTGCTGTTCCTCCAATTCTTGCTTCTACAAGAGGAACATTCTTTTTTGCACTACCGATCAAGTCCCATTCAAAGTCATCGTCTGTATCTAAATACAGAGGGGAAAATTGATCAAGATAGCTGTCTAAATCTAATCCAAAGTTTGTTTGGGCAATCCTTGTCATAAGTTTAGATGCCATCTGAGGCTTAGATTGGTAGATAGCACCTAAATGGTTTTTGGTTGTTAAACCAGCCCACGCCTGTGCTTCTGTCATCTGAAATGGTGAAATTTTAGGCATTTTTCTTAGTTTTAGTTAATAATTAATTAATTTATTTAGTTCCAAACATGGTTGTAAGGCTATTCATTAATGCTTCTGAAGCTTTCTCTTCTCCCATTGGAGGAGATTTAGGTCTTCCTGAAGCATGTGAGGTACTACTTAGAGCTTTTTCAAAATCCTTTACTGCACTTGTCTTTCCTGCTTTTTTGATTTTGCTCCAGTCTGTAAATCCTTTAGTAACATCTGCTAAATATGTTACTGCAAGATCAAAGCCTATGGGATTCTGAGCTCTCATAGACATTACAAAGTTTTGAGGGGTTCCATTTTCATCTTCTCCTACTATTTGAGTCATGTTATGAAATAATTTATCTCTAGTAGGTTTATTAAGTTTTACCCCTGGAATTATTTCATCTACATCCTCTATACTTTTTTGGATATGATTAATAGTGGCTTTATTTCTTTCCTCTAATTCTCTTTGTCTTAGAGTATGTTGTTCTTTTACATACTCTTGTTGTTTACTATAAAGATCCTTTAGATCTTCCAGTGCTTCTGTAGCTTCGTCTTCTAAACTTCCAGTATCCTCATAAGTTTCTAAAAGTTTAGTAATTTTTTTAGACTTAAATCCTTTAGAGTTTAAATGTTCTGCAATTAGTCTTTTTTGAAGTTCTACATCTTCACCTAATTCTTTTTCTTGTATTTTACCGTAATCTAATTGTTTAAGAGTAGGTTCTTTTAAATCTTTAAAAGGTACACCATTAGCTACTGCTTTCGCAGTTTCTATTAACTCTGGAGGAAAAGAATTTATAAATCCATAATTAGCAGCTTCTATTTCAGTTCTCATTGCTTCTGCTAATGCTTCTATTTTATTATCTGCCTCATTAAATTTATCCCAATTTAAATTAGGTAAAAAGCCCTTTTCATGAAGGAGAGAGGCAAATGGAGCTATAGGAGAAGAGTCTCCCTCATTACTAGGGCCTGATTTAGCTTCAGTATTCTCTACAGAAATCTTCTCTTCTGTTAGTTTTGCCTCTTTTTTATCTTCAGAAGGTTCTTCAGAGTCTTCACCGCTTATAGTTCCGATATCTAAAAGATCTTCTTCAGGTTTTGTTTCTATTTCATTTTTCGGAGTTTCCGAAGTTTCTTGTGTTTTTTCTTCCGATGTATCTTCACTGTCTCCCACAGTTACTTCTTCAACAGTCTTTTCTGTATTTACTTCCTCCATTGTGATGGGTTCTGTATCAGTAAGACTGCTAAAATCTACATCAAATAATTTGTCATCTGCCATTTGCCTTTAATTTAAAGTGTTACAATATTAATTAATTATACTATTTTTCCCAAGTTTTTGTTATACATTCTAATATTAAAAATTAGTTTTGTATAGCTATTATTTACTTTTTACTGGTTTTGGTTTATTCTTTAACTTAAGTTTTTCTATTTGCAACTTTGATTTCCTATCTTTATCTTTATCTCTTATCTTTTCTTTTTCTATCTGCTTATCTGCAGCTATTTTTCTCTGCTCTGCAGCTAATTTTTTATCTTCTATATTTTCTCTAGATGCTATCTCCTTATCTTTAATCCTTTCTTGAGACTGTACTTTTTCTACTTCTAATGCATCAGGGATTCCATCTCTATCTAGGTCTATTCCTTTTTCTGCAAATTTAGCACCCGCCTTCATTTTCTCTATTTCTATTTTGTACATGTACTCCTTATCTATCTTGGCCATTTCAAAATTTTGCTCTGCAGCTTGCTGTTGTTGTGCAGCTTGTATTTGCTCTTGTTGCATCTGCTGAGCTTGCTGTTGTTCTTCTTGCATTCTTTGTTTTTGCTCCTCTTCAGCAGTTTCAATTTTTCTTCTTACAGATGCAATAGAAGGAGTTAAGTAGATATCCATCAATTGAGAGAAGTTTATTTTATCATTTTGTATTCCTGCATGTGCAAGCTGTTTCATAACATTAAGGAGCTCAGCATTAGAAGAAGTATCCATTCCCATTACGCCATAATCAGATTCTCTAAATTCCACGCCATCAAATTTAAGAACCATTGTAGACATGTCATCTAGTACATACTGGTATCTTTTATCGGATTCATTTTTCCATGCAAGTTTTGCAGTATCTAGTAAAGTGTTAAGAGCTTTAATTTTTACATTATTATGCAATGCAAACCATTTCTCTGTAATATGACTAGATTGTACTACTGATCTTTCTACATTTCCTACGAGCTCTCTATTTTCAATTTGTCCCTGTCTCTGTTTACTTACACCAGCAATTTCTCCCATTTGTACTTCTAAAAATTGAAGCATCATAATATGCTGTTGAATATAATTTCCAAGTTCTAAATCTAATACAGGAGTTTGTGCCTGCATTTGACCTGCTAGTTTTCCTTGAGCTGCTCCTTTTTTAGCTTCTTTAAAAGAATCTTTAACTGCCCATCCCATTACTTCTGCGTAATACATCCATTTATCTACATCCCAGTTATCAGGAACTTGTGCGAGATCCAAAGAAGCTATACGTCCTTTGGCTTTTGCAAATGCAAGTTCTGTTCTATACATAAATACATTATACAAGTATTGATAAGGTTTCATTCTATCCATCAGAGACTTTGCTTTGGAAGAATTTATATTATACGCAATTCCTATGTAGCCAGGTTGACATCTAGAAGGATTTGCCATTGTTCTAAATTGCAAAGGACGAGGTTGCATTTTTACAAAAATACCTTCTCCAATTCTGGTTCCTTCCCACCATTCATTAATCCACATCCATTTTATCTTTTCTCCAGCAGCCTTGTCTATTTTATAATCTTCAGATACCAGGGTTTCCTGAGGCATTCCCTCTTCATCGTAATAAGAGAGCTTTCCTACTTTTTTAAACGATCTCCATACTACTCTTACTACTCTGATATTTCCTTCAAAATCCCAATACTCTCCAAAAGTTCTCATTGAAGTTACATGCTCAGTGTCAATAATTCCGTCTATTAGAATAGAAGGTTCTGTTTGTCCTATTTTAATAAAACTGTTTTCACTTTCATTAGCACTGGTTCCTTGATCTATTTTTCTCATATCTTCAGGAGTAAGATAGTCATGAAATAGATCTACTACTTTCCCAGGAGAGTAGTATCCATCTTCTACAATAATATCAGAGTCTTCAATAAAAGGACTTTCTCCAGACCTTACTGTGTGTATGTTTAAAGGATTACATTTTCTAAGGACGGGCTCTCCTGCTTCAATATCAGCACAATATATTTCTTCTCCCGCAATAAGTGCATCTTCAAATCCCCGTGCAAATTCTTCTTTAAGATGGTTTACTTTATATAAATACTCTAATATTTGAGTAGCAGTTCTTTCTCTAAGGTCTTGGTAGTCATATAAATGAAACTTTTGAAGCTCTTGTAATTCTTTCTGAGCTTCCTGCTCGTCAAAAGCTTCTGATTGTATTTTTTGAGACATCAACTGGAATAGCTGTTGTTTTTTTACATCTTCTTTTTCAGAGATAGCGTCATCATTTATAACTCTTACTTTCCAGTCAAATTTTCTTTTTCTTTCCTCTCCTACTAGTAAATCTATTTTAGGATTGGCAATAGGATAGTTCTGCATCTTCGCAGGAAAAGTAGCTTCTTTTATACCCATAGGATTACATACAGTTTCAATATCTTCTGTATTTAAAACGTCATTAGCTAGATTGTAGTTAATGAGTTTATTTCTATAAGATTCTCTTATTCCGCTATATCTAAAGATCGCTAGATCTTCTGCAGCTTTTATGCAATCTTCTGCCCATTTTTTTGTCTTCTTAGATTTGGGTAATTTTTGGGAAGGAAATTGTAGGGTGGATTTATCAGGCATTTTTTTATGTTTTAGTAAAACTTACAATAATAAACTAATTTTTTTGTATTTTCTAATTATAACTTTTTTCTATATAGCTATTTTCCATATAGAAACTCTTCTTTGATTTAAAGCTTCTATCCCAGAAATTATCTGTTGCTAAAGTATCTTCTTTAGTTTCAATATTTATCTCTAGTCTTTCTCTATCAGCTCTAAGTATCATAAGCATCCCCATTGCTGAAACCCTATCAGTATTTATGTCTGGATTCCATGCTATTGCCTCTTTAATATATCCTATAGATCTTATCTTGTGGAGATTAAGAAGTTCAGGACCTTCCTCTTCTTCTTGAGCATATGCTTCTTGCATCATCCACTGAGCCTGGAGTCTCCTTCCCCAGGCATTTATTTTTACAGAGGAATTAACCCCTTTAGCTTTATTTCCTATTCTAGAAATGGTCCCCATGTCCATATCTCTTACAATCTCAGGAGTATCTGAAAGTAAGTTAAGACAGTTCTTATTTCTAAAGTAAGCATAAAGCCCCTTCTTGTCATTTTCATATAACGCTTGCGCATTGTAAAAGACCAAGGCCCTCCTAGTAAGTTCATAACAATCTGTTGCATCAAAAGTTCTTCCTGTATATTCTGCGACTATTCTGTCAGTTAAAGTATTTAGTATAAATAATGAGTATAATGAATTAGTGGTACTATCATCATCATCTATGGGATCAATACCAGCAATATAAAGTCCTGTAGGAGTATTACCTGTAGAATCTTTATAAGGCATTTCAAATATTTCAAAAGCCCCTTCTTTATTATTAATATCTTTTGCAGGGTAGTCTCTTATTGCGGTTTTACTATCATCCATTTTCCAATCTACTTCCCCATCACTAGAAATAGCTAATCTTCCTACCCAGTGAGGAGCTGTAAATTTATTTACTTTAGGCATAATTTCTGCCAGATAGTCTTTAAGGTCCCCAATAGGAAAAAGACTACCTTCTCTACGCATGATGGCTTCTTGCGGGGTAATTGGTCTTTCTGCTTTTTCTTGGACAAGAGTATTCGGGTCTGAAGCACCTTTCTTAATCTTTGCTCTGTTGTCAAGGATTTGGACCAGAGCTCTAATAACGTCTGAATTTCCATCTCTGTCATAACATCCTGTTCTATTGAGGTATTCTGGGAAGAAGAATGCTGAACTTGTTTTTCCATTAGTATTTCTATCAAAAATATTAGGCAATGCTTTTACGTTATATCCACTAGGAGAATAGAATAATTCTTCAGCTCCTGTAAAGTCTGCTCCTTCAGTACCACCAGTACCATATGCAATCATGGTCCCAAAAGCAAAATCCCCGTCTTCTACTGAAGGTCTTGCTATTTGCCATGCAGTTAGGAAACCTGGAAATTTACCCATCTCCTCCCAGATTAGGTAAGCTCCTCTTTTACCACGAGCTTTCTGGGGGTCATTTTTTAAAGTAACCCCCATAACCTCATTTTTTATGCCTCTCTCCTCCTGGCTTTTAGGATCTTTATATCCCATTTTCCAATGCATTTCATTCCAGGAATCCTTTAACTGCCTGACTTTAGGCCACGGTGTATGTTTAGAACAGTGATCAGTGATGTCTATGTATTTATTTAAAACTCCATCTTTTGTTAAATATTCTCTTTCGTTTGCTATTGCAAAAGCTTTAACTCCTATATTAGATTGTTCATTTGATCCTACTATAAAATGCTTAGCAAGTCCTGATCCCCCTTTAAATGAGAATCCTTTACCCCTGGATTTCAACACTCCTCCATGTTTACCCTCTTCCCTTGCCTGTTCAATATAGTGGTAATAAAAATAATCTCCATCATAGACTTTTGGAAAATCTATAACTCTGTCTGCTTTTTTACTCCCTTCTTTAGTTCTAGTTAAAAAGATAGGAGAATAGTTTAAGTAGAAGTAATAGTCCCCAGGGATCCATTCTCCATCTTCTCTTGTTAATCCTTCTCTACATCTTAAGGCCTCCTGTTGCCAGAATTTATAATACTCAGACTGAGGATGAGAATTAGGATAAAGATTAGTATACTTACCATTTTTTTGATAATGTATAGCGGCTTTTCTAAAGAAGTCCATATCTTCCAGAATATGAGGATTTGTAATATCAGGAGATATTTTTCCCTCTTCATCTTTAGGTAGATCTTTAGCGTAAGGTCTATTAATGTCTACTAAGAGTTTTATAAATTCTATAGACTCCACGGAGTCTACTAAATCCATTTTAACATCCTTGTTTAGGTCATCCCAGTCCTTGCCACTAATGTTAGTCTGTTTCTTATTATACATCTTATTTAGAACTATACCCCTATTTAAAATATACCATCTTCAAAAATTGCTTTTTCATGTCCTCCCCTCATGCTCTCTTTTTCTTGTAATTCTTTTTTAACTTGTTCTTCTAGTTTTTGAAGAGATTCTGTTATCTTGCTTAGATTTCCTAAAGTGTCAGCTATTTTTTTAACATCATGTTTAGGTCTTCCATTAACTTCTTCATCTAAATTAATTCCTCTTAAGAATCTACTTATCTTATCTACTGCATTTCTTGCATCTCCCAGTAGTATAGTAGACACTGTTTCTTGTCTGCTTCTATAAAAATCCACAGCTTCTTCAAACACATCATCGGGTTCCCATTCAGGATCCATACCTATTACTACGGATTTTATCACCTCAAGTTTCTCTTGAGGGTTATAAATTTCACTAAAGTCCGATTTATAATCTGCGTAAAAATACACAGCTGCCATTTCTGCCACTGCTCTAGGCTTTCCTTTTTTCTTATCTCTTTTCCAAAGTTTAGCAAAAGGTTTAAGAGCTAAAGCCTGTGGAGAAAATGTAATTTGACCATCTTTAATTTCGAACAACTCCATTACTACTTGGTGTATTTTTAGGAATTTTCTTTTTTACAAACATTACATAGACATCTCCTAATCTCCACTTGTTTGTCATTATTTCACTCTCATGTCTTATTCCTTCATAAGAAGCAAAAGCCTTAAGATCTTGTTCTACTCTTTTGAAGTCATTAGGATGTAATTCTACTTTTACAGGTTTTTCCTTATTTAAAATATACTCTGTTCTTCCTTTTGTAGCGTCTAGTATATCTATTTCTAAGGTTTCTAGTCCTTCGTAGTGATCTACTTCTATTATTAGACTCATTATAAACTATGTTTTTCGTTAAATACTTTTATTTTCTTTTCTGTCTTTTCTGTTTTAAGACCAGGTATTGTATCCTGCTCATTTTTACCTAACTCAGGCTTTGTTTTAAATGTTGCATCCACTTGATGCTCTTTTATCAAACCATAAGTAGTACCGTCCAAGCTAAGGAGTCTTCCTGCTCCATTGAGTAAAACCCAATCCCCTTTCTTTACAAATTTACAGTCAGGACCTACAGCTATAGCTTTTGTGATTCCATTATTTTGAGCATCTATTTGAGATTTTAACTCGTCTGGAAGATGAAGTGCTCCTTCATTTGCCTCTTTCCATTCTATTAATATGTTGCCATATGTTAAATTGATGTTATTCATTTCTTCTTCTGTTTTGGTTTTTAATGTGTTGTTTACAAAGTTTCTTTTTTACTTCTACTATTACAGTGTCGTAGACTTTAACTACTATAGTGTCAACTCTTTTTACTTTTTTGATCTTATAGACTATACTATCTTTTCTAACTATTCTTTTTGCTTTATAAGCTTCTAGTTCTTGAGAATACAGGTGCTGCTGTCTCCTTGTATTTCTCATTTCTCTTTCCATTTGTAGAATCTGTTCTGTAGAAACATCTCCATTTATCTTTAAAGCTTTCCTTAAAGAGTCAAGATGATGTTCTTTCCTCACTTCTCTTCCTATTACATATTCAACTACTTGATCAGCTAAATTAAAGAGACTATCTTTTGGGGGAAGAACTTTAGTTTCGCATTCTTCTTCAGTATGCTTGGGCTCTGTATCACAGGATCCTAACATGAGAAAAATAACCATTACTCCTAATATATTTTTCATTTGAGTTTTTCTATTAGTTCGATGTATTTATCTAACAACTCTTGGTAATCCTTTTTTAGTTTATCTATCTCATCCTTTGTTTGTTCTATTTCTTCTCTACATATTTTGACCTGTGAGGTAACTATACCCCTATTGTCTATATATAAATACCCTACTGCTAATAAAGCAAATAGGGCAACTAGTCCTACAGGATTTTTTATGAATTCCTGAAAGGAAGGTAACACCTTGTCCGCAACTTTCATATTTCAACATCTTTGATTGGATAATTTTTATTAAACTCCATTCCTTCAGGTACTGACATTTTCACCTTCCTCTTATAATACTCTATTTTACTTTTCCTTACTGCAAACTTACCTAGATGAGTTAGCTGTATGGTTTTAAAAGTATCTGGCCTATTCTTCTCCCCGTTGGCCATTACATCTTTAACAAACTTAAACTGCGAATTTACCACTTTTTCCACTAATGAAGGGGATATTCCTAGCTCTTCAGCTATCTCCTTGTATACTTTCTTCAGTATGGGATTTATCGGTAGCACCATTCTCTCCAGTTATATTAAAACTAAATGTCAGCTTGCAATAATTAGAAGGATGTATTAAAAAACTACTTGCCACTTTGTTTTTTCTTATAATTCCTTTCTTCCTCAGTGCTGACAAATTATTATTTAAGCTTGCATCAGATAATTGTAGCTTAGTTCTGATTTCTGTCTTTGTATCATAATCAAAGATTAGTTTCCACCTATGCTTTTCAGGTATATTTTCTAATCGGTGATTATGATATAATATCTCTGCTAAAACATCTAACTCTTTACCTCTCAATCTAAGTAGAGGATTTAGCAGTTCTAAATACTGACGGAAAAATTTATTCTCCGTTGTTTTAATAGGGACACTCTTCTCCATAGTTACATTTTAACGCAAATATAAATGATAGAGAATATAATTCCAAATATTAGATTAAAAAACTTTTCATAATAGTTTATAAAATATTTTATAAAAAAAAAGAGCCACTATTAGAAGCAGCTCTTTTAATGAGTGTTGGCAAATTATCATCAACCATTAACGATAAGAATCCAAATATACTCAATTAACTCAGTTTTTAAAATATTTTTTTAATTTAATTTTTTTTAGATTAGTAATATTAAGAGTAATACTGCAGCGGCCCCTCCTAGTATTTCTGTACTGAGTTTAAAAAATTTCAACTTCTTCTTTTGTTTATTTTTTTGTTCTTCTAACTTTTCTGTTAAAGTGTTAGACTCTTGTATGATCTTGTCTTTAGTAGACATGATCCCTCGTAAAGATTGTTCTACCTCCTTTCCTGTTTCTATTAATTTTTTATATTTCACTAAAGTGATCTCTAAACTATCCTGATATTCGCTACACTCCTCTAGATTAGCAAATGCAATATTAAGAGAGTCTACCTGGTCGAGAGTAATCAATACTCTTTCCTTTTCCTGGTAAACTATCTTAACTGGAAAATCAGATTCCTTTAAGATTTTTTGAGAGAAGCTGGACAGACTCATCATCACTAAGGATAAGAATATCAGACCTCTTCTTTTCAAACTTTTCATGTATCACTTCTTTATCTTCTTTCTCTTTATTCAATAATCTTGCTATAGTACTGTCCCTTTCTATAGACATACTATCGGCCTTTCGTTTCTCTTCGGCAACTTCTTTCTTCATCAATTCTATAACTGCTTTATGCTGATTTAAAATAGAATCATACTCATCAGAGTCATCATCAGTATAAAGATGAATAACTAATCCTACTAGAATAGCTATTGCTAGATATAAAATAAGATTTCCGTTATTTTTCAACATCACTCTTTGAAGAAGGTCTTGAAGTTTCACCCCACAGATACATATACAAAGGTGCATTCAACATTGCAAGACCAGTACCTAAACTCTGAAGATCAGTTCCTTTATGAATACCATATAAAAATATAGCAAAGTTAGCCGCTAGTACTAACCCTGAACTGTTTAGTCTTTTGCTTTGGCTTTTTATCTTTAACTGTGTCATCGTTTTTCGTGTTAGTTAATTTATCAATTATCTCCTCCTCTTCAAAAAAGAGCTCCAAAGTTTCCCTACTAACAGGATTCTCAAAATGAAAATAAATATACCCAGTTAAGTCATCGTAAAACTTACATTCTAATATATTATCTATACCAAGTCCTAAATCAATGCCCGAAATACTACAACTAACAAACCTTTCAAACTCATTAGGTTTATCCCCCATTGGAAGATCTCTTCCTACAAATAACCTAATTCCTACTGCTATTTTATTTTCTTTTCCCATAATATACTAGCAAATATAAAATAAAGTTTCCAAAATACTTGACAATCTCAATATTTTTTTGTAACTTTGCGTGTAACTTAACACTTCCCACTCAAACTCACAACAATTCTACAGTTGTAGCCACCCTTTCTTAGGGGGTGGTGTTTTTAAAAGAGGCAACCCCTTTCTTTAGCATTGATAAATAAAAAAATATAATTAATAATGGCAATAAAAGTCTTAGTAGAACTAGTAGAAAAACAAGAAGAAGAAGAAGGAATAGAAAACGTAGATTACTTATACCGCATACTCACCAATAAAAACATCCCCCAGGAAAAACTAGAGCAAGAACTAGTAAAAGCAGTACTAAGATCTGCTAAGAGCTCCCCTATAGTCCGCTAAAAAAAATTATAAAAATTTTTTGAGGAGTCGAAGATGTGGACCTTCTCTTAAAAGCACCCAACCATAATTTGAGTGGGACAAGCCCCCCCAATAAATTGGGCAAATTATAAACCATACTAAATTACATTTATCATGCCAGACAAAACTCGTAATACTCGTTCTGTTAAAGAAGTTCAACCTGAAGGTGAACTTTTCTTTAGTCGCATTTATCCAAAGAAAAATCGCGATGGTTCCCTAAGCGAGAACCAACACCTCTTAGTTTTTAAACTATTCGGTGATGAAGAGGATGATGATGCACCTACGGGCTTCATCACTCTTCAAGATGCCCTTGATTCCAAGGTACTGTCACAGTACATTGGAGTCAGGGAATATAGTAAAGCAATTGATTGCGACATAGTCGTTAATTCAATTCCTTTTCTACTCACCTTAGATGACATACCTCCCAGTAGAACTGGGAAAGGTACTAACCAACAAGGTGAGGAAGTGGTAAAAGAATACTACACCTTACAAGGTGCAGATTCTATTCTCCACTGTGAAGATGTACCTCAAGGGTAATCTTAACTAAAAGGGAACTTTGTTCCCTTTTTTTTCTTGCATATTCATGCAAGGGTCAGGGGTTTGGGGTTGGGGAGCTATAATGAAACATGCTGCTGGTGCTTTTTCTAAAGTGAATGACTATGTCCTCACTTTTGTCCTTGTCACCATCTCCCCATTTCAACCACAGTTATTAACTGATCATTTAACCATCAATTTATAGTTAATAGCTAAAAATCATAAGAGTATATAGGGATGATGAACCTACAGTTATAAGGAAGTCAGGGTCTAGACTAAGCTTATAGTACTCTTATGATGTAATAAACAAAGAGAGTGTTACCTCCTACACTTGAGTAATTTAAATCTGTTTTAACAGTAAGCTCTCTTTGTTTCTAATTTTCCCCATAATCTGGGCATAGTTAGGAGGAAAAATCTCAATATTTTGAGCTCTTTTACTGACCTATTATGTCTGGTGGGGAAATACAATATTTACGTATTGAGCAGTGGATCTTTGGGTTCGACTCCCCAGAATACTTGTTATTCGGATTTTCTGCAATAAAAAGGACCGAGCACTGTACCCTACAGTGAAGATTAGCCTTTGTACAAAAAATAATCTTAATCGTTGAGTTAATGAACTGACGGGTTTACAACTCCCCAATCTTGGTTGGAATACCAGCTATTCACCAGGGCTAACGATTCTCATGGATAGTAGAGTGAGAATCTCTACCACGTTTAAAGTTTACCGGGGCTCATATCTATCTTTAAGATACTATTAGTGTCTAAAGAAAACTTACCTCAAATAAATAAAGGTTTGAACAGCACACATTACAAACAATAAAAGGAGTGTGGCATACTCTGAAATGCCTAAACCTGTACTTTATTTGAGAAACCAAGCCGTTAAGAAGGATTATGCCAGCACATTAAAACTATAACTCTAACTAAAATTGAGAAATAGGGGTAGCAGGTGGTAACATA